ATATATATATTGGTGTCATTTCTCCTACATAAGCACATCCGATGTTAAAGTCAAAGTATTCTATTGCTTCCTCCATTGTCATGTTAGTAGGTTCTTGCATCATTTTCTCTAACATAAGTTCTATAGAATATACTATTTTTCCTTCTTTATAATCAGTGCCTATAATAGCTTCATCAAAGCCATCAGCTTTTAACGGTTCGTTTTCTTGTGCTCTTNCTATCATTTATTATAACTCCTATCATCTAGTTCTTGTGGTAATCTTCCCTTTCTTATCCTATCCTCGGTCCACAGGAAAGCACTCGCATTCCACAGTATAGCACCTGCGTGATCTTCTCTATTATCTCCTTCACTTAATGCTATCAGATGTCTACTCATGCTGTCTATTAATCTACTTAGTGGGAATCCGTTTTGCCAGTTGTTATCTCCGTAGAGTTTTCCTCCTTCTTCAAATCGTTTGGCAAGGGATCGAAGGGCGATTGGAGGAATAAGGCTGAATCGTCCTCGTCCAGTAGCCCTGTCACGCTGTGCACCAGTGATGTAATTTTCCTTTTGTCCGCTGTTTGGTAGTTCTTCGGTGTCCATAATCTTGTTATTTGTTTTTGTTTTTTATTGTACTCTTTCTTTCTTAGTAGTCTTGCCATCCACGCATTAATTAAAGCTTCCTGTTCTGTCTGTCCTTTCTTCTCGTACATTGCTACAACAGATTCCCAAGTGTATCCATATTTATCCAACCAACTTTTAGCTGCAACAGGACCAATACCTTTGACTCCACTAAATCCATCTGTAAAATCTCCCATCAATGTCTGTATCAAATGAAAGTTATCTGCTTCCTCTTCTGTTGGTTCATGATATTCATCTCTGTTATAATCATAGAAGATTCCTGGTACTCCTTTGAAGTCCTTGTCTATAGACACTATAATACGCTTGTCTTTCCAATTAGGATACTCAGTAGCTAAGATACTTAATATATCATCAGCTTCTATGTTAGCCCATAGTTGTGCATTTAGTTCATTGATCATCCATTCCCTCATAGGCTGCAAGATAATAGGTAATACAGACTTTCTTCTATTCGATTTGTAGTCAGGGAATAGTTTCCTACGGAAGTTTGCTCGATCACTAAGTGCTAACACGACTTCATCTGCTTTGAGTAAATCTTTGAATTGTTCTATCCTTGCAATGACCCGATTCTTGGCTACTGCCATATCTGCGTGTACAGTCCAAAGCTCCTCTTCCCATTGTATATTTTCTTGTGCTACGATTGATGATTCAAACGCTAATATATCTCCGTCAATTAGTATGGTTGTTTTACTCATAGAATATGCTCCAGTTCTCTTGGTATTTTTTATGTTTTGATTTACTGTTAGGTAGGATATTTAACTTTAAGGTTAATCCTTTTATTTCTTTTCTTGGTATCATCCACCAAGTATCTTCAGGTATTAAATAACATCCCACTACATCTATTGTATCGCACATAAGATTTTTATTTGAACGACAGTTAACAACATAAGTATTAGCACTGTTTTTATGAGTTGTTGATTTAATTTGTACTTTTAAAACACCAGCTGGGCAAGTAACAAGGAAGTCCCAAGGCATGGGTGTAGTAGGAAGGTGAGGTTCAAAATCTCTTTCTAAACATTTAGTTACAAACCTAGACTCAGCTATCGCTCCTATCCGATGACTTTTTGAAGATGGCATAGTATATGTTAGATCAACTGTATCGTACATTTCTGCAACCTTCAAGTAGTAATCATAATCTAATGTGTCTCTGCCCATGACTCTCCTACTTTATATTCACCGTCCATTGGACACTTCATTTTTAACTCTCTACCTGCTGATTGAATTGCTTTGATTGCTAATTCTCCATATATATCTACAAGCTCAGGTTTAACTTCAGCTTGAAACTCATCGTGTATGTTACCAACGAATGCATACTCTCTTCCGTGTTGCCATCCAATACTTGTAAGCTTGGTGTGTAGTTTAATTAAAGCTACCTTCATTAACACAGCACCAGCGGATTGAAGTAACATATTAAGTGCAGCGTGTTCACTTCTGATGGGTAGAATCCTACCGTCCAGTCCTATTAAACATCCGTTCTGTTCTGCTTTTTCTTTGATCAACTGTTTTAGTATTTGTAACGCAGGTAAATTAGACAAAAACTTCTTCTTTAATCTACTGCCATCTTCTGCTGTTCCCTCTACAATCTCTCCTATCTTTGCATCACCTGCTCCGTAAAGGAAGCCGTAGATGAAAGTCTTAGCTTGATCTCTTGTCTTTAACCCTGCTGCCTTTTGATTGACTGAGTGTATATCTCCTTCAAGTATAGCTTTGGTGTACTCTCCTCCATCCCACCTAGACAGGTAGTGTGCAAGCATTCTCAACTCTAAGCCACTCGCATCACAACCTACTAACTTATAACCTTTTTGAGTTGTAAATAAAGAACGACACTCCTCGCCATACTCTGCTCTAGTAGCTGGTACTTGAGCAAGGTTAGGTAGGCTATGAGTACATCTGCCTGTGACTGCTCCGTTAGTGTTGACTCGTCCGTGGATTCTGCCCTCTTTAACTAGTCTAAGCCATCCATTCTTACCTTCAGCCAGTTGTCCTAGTCGCTTGACCACTAACAAGTACTCCAGCAAAAGCTTCGCTGATGGATGATTAATTGCTTTCAAAGTAGACTCATCAATCTTAACAGTCATGCCATCATTCGATAGAGGTATTTCAAAACCTAAAGCTTCTAGTCTTTCTTTGATTTGCTTACGACTACCAGGATTAAAAGGTATGATCTCCTCCTTTACATCTAATGGTACAGCTTTGTTAACTAANTTCTGTACCATCCCTCTACTCTTCAGTATATTTTTAAGTTCTACTTTAGTAGGTGCGTTGATAACTTCCACTCCGTCCATATGTTTAATCTCCAATGAATAACCCTTCGGAGTCTTCATCTTGTTAACAGTAGGTTCAAACATTTCTTGTAACTTATCTTGTAGCTTGGCTCGCACTGCGTTTAACTTCTGCTCTAGTTGTTCAGCTTTATCTACATCAAACGCAAACCCTTGACTCTCTTGTAACCTGATGATGTAAGCGAACCAATGTTCGACAGCTAACATCTTCTTGCTAGGTCCTAGTTTTGCTAGGTATTCATACAAGGTCATAGTTACCATTACATCTCGTTCACAATACTTCTTCATCTCTTCGTTGTATTGATCGAACGCATCTTCATTCTCTCCGTAAGTAAGCTTTAACATCTTACCCATCCTATGCCCCCAAGCTTTCAAGCTGTGACTACCTACCATAGCAGGGTCAAAGTCCTTACGCTTGAAGTCATCTTCTCTCAAGTCAGGATGTAAACATCTACTCATAACGAGAGAGTCTTGTACTTGGACCAAGGGTGGATGGAAGTTATACAACTTAGCTAACGCAGGTAGATCAAACCTTATCACATTATGTCCTACAATCTTGTCTGCTTTGCTTAACATCTTTAATCCTTCCTTTATACCTTCCCCTTGAAATGTAATCATCTTACTGGCAATAGGATCATAGATGGATATGCAATGACATACCTTGAGGTCACTCAGATTAGTGAAGTCCTCGATTGGATTTGTTTCTATATCAAAAAATAGTATTTTCATTATGCTTGTTGTATTATTGTTCATTCATATTATTAAAACGGACTCGATCCGTTGTTGGTTGTTATTGTTTTGTCTTTGAAGACATCTTCACACTCTGTGTACCTACCGCTGTCTTGATTATAAAATAATGTAGATGCCAGCCCAGTCTCACCTGAGAATCTATTCTTTAAGACTCTTACTTTTGTTTCGTTATTGTTTTCTTTTTGTTGATTTCTCTCTAGTCCTATTACCATATCACTAAGTTGTGGTATCGAATGACTACCTCTAAGGTCTGATAACCTAGTTACCCCACCCTCTTCATGTCCTCCACCATTCGGTGGTCTTCTAAGGTGTGATACTAACACCATTCCACATCCAGTCTCTTCTACTAAGCTTCTAAGTTGTGTCATTGTATTATCGATTAACCGTCTTTCATCGTCACCTTGGATACCACTAACCACAATAGATAAATGGTCAAGGAATATCCACTTACAACCTAATCCTTTGCAAAGGTAGCGTATCTTTGATAATAGATTATCAGATTCTGTACTGCCAAAATGGTCATAGGTATAAAAGTTCTTATTACCCATCGTCTCATCGAATGCTTTGCGTAAATCCTGCTCGTTTAAATCATTCTCTAGGTGCAAAGGTTTGTTAAGATGAATGCCCATGATACCAAGTGCAGTTCTTCTTACTGATTCTTCCAGTGCTATATAACCTACAGTCTCGCCAAGTCCAAGGAGATGGTGACAAACTTCACGACAGAACAAGGACTTCCCAATCCCTGAACCAGCACAAAGTGTCACCAACTCTCCTCGTCTTATACCGTGTGTCATATCATTCAAAGAAACATACGGATAAGGTTGTGACTCAGAAGTATCCTCCTTTATCACAGCTTGCCATATATCTTCTCCTCCTACTATGCCATCAGGTCTGTATTCCCTCGCTTGCCATAAGCAATTCACCAACTCCTCGCTACGCTTTGCCACTAACATATCATTAGCATCTTTAAGTGGCAGTTCAGCTATGTATGCTTTACCAGGAGTCAAGAGTGCTGCACATTTTGCAGCTCCATCTCTTCCTGGATCATCGTTATCAAAACAGAAGATTACCTTTTCAAAAGATTCCAACCAATCAATCGCTTGACTGACATATTTCTTTGCTCCTCCTGCTCCGTTAGGCACACTAACCACAGCCCA